GTGTTGCTCCGGCGATCAGCAACCACCTTTGCAACCAATTCGCCACGCTTTTCGAGCATCCCGAACACCACGGCCTTTCCTTTGCCGCCCTTTCCGCCGCGCCGATAACCGCCAACGAAGGTTTCATTGATCTGCACGGTCTTGAACGGGCCACCTAACGGACGATCACCGTCAACGTCAGCCATGTGTTCACGGATAAGCGCGGCCATGCGCCACGCGGTCTTATATGTGACCCCAAGCTGGCGCTGCAATTCCTTGCCCGAAACGCCGTGCCGTGTGGTGGTGAACAGGTGGATGGCATAGAACCACAGTTGCATGGGGGTGCGGGTCTTTTCGAAGGGAGTGCCAACGGTCGGATGCAGGTGGTGGCCGCACCACTGGCAGGAATAGGCGCGCTCCGCCTTGATGCGATACCAGTTCGAAGGGCGCTCGCATGACGGGCATGTGTAGCCCTGCCCAAAGCGCACTCTGAACAGGTGCGAGAGGCAGGTTTCGTCATCCGGAAACATCCGAAAGAAGGCGGCGGTGGTGAGCGGTTTCGTCATGCGAATTCAAATGCCTGACCGCTCTACGTATGTCAAGGGGATAAACCCCAAAGTTTACACGATGGGGTGTAACTCATTGTCTTTTGATGCGCGGAAAGCTCGCTATTTTACAAAATAGTATAGCCTTTTCAAGGCCACGTCCTGATTTGTAATCAGGGGGCCGGGGGTTCAAGTCCCTCAGCCGGCACCATTTTTTTGTGGTGAAGTGTAAACCGTTTTACGCAAACCGCTCGGCCAGCGCCCGCGCGACCCGCCCGCGATCCACGTAGCGCATCCGAATCGCCGCGATCCTTTCGGCGCGCCAGCCCATCACCATCGCAATCTCCGTGTCGGAAAAGCCGACCGACATCAGCCTCGTGGCAAATGTCCCCCGCAGGTCATGCACCTTACGGTCGAAGCCTGCTGGCCGCGCAGTTCTCCAGCTTGATTGCCACCCGTCCACTGTCCACGGCTCGCCTCTGGACGTGCGCAATATCGCGCCCTTGCCCGGCCCTGTCAGGAACCGGGCAAGGTCAGGGTGCAGTGGAATGATCGCCTCGCCGCCCGTCTTGGCGGTTGTGAGCGCGATGTAACCGGTCTGCACATCCTCCCATGCAAGTCGTAGCAAGTCCCCGATCCTCAGGCCTGTGAGCGAGCCAAGGGTAAGCACGCGGCGGATATGGCCGGGGCAGTCTTCGACCGCCTGCCAATGGTGCGCTTCCCATATCAGGTCTGCACGGTTGACGCGGTGTAGCTTCCCGATCTTGAGCGCCGGATTGCGGGCGATCATCTCTCGGTCTTCGGCCCATGCCAGCACGGTTGCCAGCATCCCAACGCACCGATCTGCGGCGCGAGGCGTTGACGCCATTTCATCGCGCCACTTGATGATTTCGGGCCGAATTTTGGGAATGAGCGAAATGGGCACCCGCCCGAAACGGGCGCTAACCTGGTCGAGCCGCTGGCGATATTCGGCCTTAGTTTTGGCGGCTTTGGCTTCGAACTCGGGTGCGGCCCGGTATCTGTTGATTATGGCATCGAGATCGCCGCGCGATGACTTGCCGAGCGCAGCCTGTGCCTTTGCTATGAGACCCGGGGTTATGACGGGCCGCGCGCCGTCCTGCTGGTGGATAAGCGGCCCGCCTCTGCGGGCGTAAACATAGAAACGATCACCGCCCGCGCGCGGCTTTTTGACTATGTGCAGGCCCGATGTATGCGGCAAGTGAATCGTTCTCCCCGTTCAGGGGTATTATCCGCACATGATCGGAGCCAACGTCAAGCCCGCCTATGGTGAGGCCATAGGCTTGGGCGATGTTCAGGACGCGCCGGATCTCGGCGTCAGGCACAAGGCGGCGGCGGGTCACCCCCCGCCTCCTGCAATATGCTCGCCGCGTTCGATCTGCGCGATGTCGTCAGGATTACTCATGGCTGTATCCACTTAGCAAATGCGCCGACGATCACGCCCAATATATAAAAGGCGATCACGTGCCCGTTGGTGAGGTTTGACAGCTCCCCAAGCCAGTTCCAAAAGCCCTTCATGGTTGCACCAGTTTGAGCGAGGGGCTAGGCTTGCTAGAAAGTGAAAGGCGAACCGCAGTCCAGCCTTCTGCGCTCGATTGCTGCTCAAGGCTGTAGCCACGACACGTTGCCATGCGGGCGATCAATTCGACATTTTCGGTGTGGACGGGAAAACCGTCATGAATACCGCAGTCGATCACTGTCTCGCCGTTTTCAATGCGCTGCCACAACATCCCGGCCTCGAAGCCGTTGACGAACGAAGCACTTCCATCGGGGAAGGCAAAAAGCATGTTCATGTCATTCATCGGGAAGCCCCACTATCAGGTTGCCATCCAAGTCTTTGCCAAGTCGAAGTTCGCCTCGCTCGATCATACGTGAAACGACATATTCGATGCGTTCACCCTCTGTGGTGAAAGTCAGGACTTCGCCCTCGGCGGTTTTAAGTTCGAAAAGGGCACTCATGGCTGCACCTGTTGCGCGAGTGCGGCGCGGATATGTTCTCGCATTTGTGCAACCTCCTCCCGAGCAAGGGGGTCACTTGGGTAGCCTGGTGTGATCAAAGCGTGCTCGAATAGGACGTAAAGCTCCTGCATCCTGAGTTTTAGGTGAAAGACGAGGGTCGTCGTATCGTTTCGCAGCGCCTCGTTCTCTGCGCGCAGCTTCGCCAGTTCTTCGGCTTGGGCCACCACAGCCGCGTCATACCCCGCCTGAAAGACATCAGGGTAAGCCGTGGCGAGTATCTCCACGCGGCTCTTTTTCGTGCCCATCACCGTCCCTCCTCAGGTGAGGCCGTAAGTTTTGATGCAAGCATGTCGGCCATAATCTTTGGGAGCGCTGCCTTCAGGTTGATCGCCATCGGATCTTGGCCGCTCAGGGCTTTGAGAACCGCGAGGGTTATTTCGTCCCCGCTCAGCGCGCTACCCTCTGCGTCCAACAGCTTCACGTTTGCCGGATCGTCAGTCTCCACTACCACAACCCCACTTCGGCGCAGTGCCGCCTTGTCGCGCTGTTTGAGTGCGTTAGGTTTCGTTACAAGTATCTGCGTCATCACCGCCCCCTGATCCGATCGAGCAGCGACCGGCGCTCGGGCTGCATGGGTTGAAGGGGGCCGTGGCGGTAACGGGCGCTCGCCGGGTCTTTCCATCGGGGTTGCGTCCAGCGGTCGGGCGCGCTGCTGCGGAAGGGGAGGGCGGTCATGCGGACACCTGCACATCAAGACCCGTGAGCCGCGCGTATTCCAGCGCCCACTCCAGTGCCATTTTGCTGCGGAAGCCGCCCTCGTTAGCGTCACCGGGCAGCGTCCCCTTGCTGATCGGCGCAAACCACTGTTCGGCGGGCGATGATTCCTGATGCGGAATGCCAGAAGCCCCGCCGTTCTCCAAAGTGCCAACAAGACATGCGCACGCTCCTTCATAAGTCGAGCCGTTCACGTTGCCTTCGCGCAGGGAACGTATCAGGTGTGGAACTTCTGCATGACCCATTGCCAGGATCATGAAAAAGTCAGCCTTGATCGGGCGCAGGTCGACATGGCTCAGGTTGGCATGGCGCAGGATGGCATGGCTCAGGTGGGCATGGCTCAGGTTGGCATGGCGCAGGTTGACACCGCTCAGGTTGACACCGCTCAGGTCGGCATGGCTCAGGTTGGCATGGCGCAGGATGGCATGGCTCAGGTTGACACCGCTCAGGTCGGCATCGCGCAGGTCGACATCGCTCAGGTAGGCACCGCTCAGGTTGACACCGCTCAGGTCGGCATGGCTCAGGTTGGCACCGCGCAGGTCGGCATCGCGCAGGTCGGCATCGCGCAGGTTGGCACCGCGCAGGTCGGCATCGCGCAGGTAGGCACCGCTCAGGTCGACATCGCTCAGGTCGGCATGGCTCAGGATGGCATGGCTCAGGTGGGCATGGCTCAGGTTGGCATGGCGCAGGTTGACACCGCTCAGGTTGACACCGCTCAGGTCGGCATGGCTCAGGTTGGCATGGCGCAGGTTGACACCGCTCAGGTTGACACCGCTCAGGTCGGCATGGCTCAGGTTGGCATGGCGCAGGATGGCACCGCTCAGGTTGACACCGCTCAGGTCGGCATCGCGCAGGTCGACATCGCTCAGGTAGGCACCGCTCAGGTTGACACCGCTCAGGTCGGCATGGCTCAGGTTGGCACCGCGCAGGTTGGCACCGCGCAGGTCGGCATCGCGCAGGTAGGCACCGCTCAGGTCGACATCGCTCAGGAGGAAACCGTTGCGCTTTGCCCACATCACTACCAAGCCCAACTTGACGCTCTCTGGCATATCTGGCGTGACGCTGATTTCGGCGGTGAATTGCACTGCACCAGTCCTGCGGTTGCGGACTTCGTATTTCTCAATTGTTGGCGTCATGTTCTTGCCTCCATCAAATCCAGGTCATCACGGCCCAAACACTAAGCCCGCTAACGAGCGCGCCGGACAGCGCGCTAAGCAGCAGGCCGCACACGTATGCGCCGCGATCTTCTTGGGTCGGTTCGATCATCTTGGTTCCTGTCAATACCCCGCAGCCAGCCCGATCATCGCGGCCAGCAGGGGAAGGTCACTGTTCACGCCACGATCGCCAAATCGTGATAGTCGGCGTCTGAACAGAATAAGATTGCTGCCGTAGCCTCTCCCGTAATAAGTCGCCCAATTCAATCGCGCGCGCCGTGATCTCTTCGGGCGTACTCGGAAATCGCGGATAATTAATAAGCCCAACAGCAACCCCCTTTTCATCACCGTTTGTAAATATATAGTGTATTTTACTTACGGTGACGCAAAGGCCGACGAGATCGCAGTAATTCTGGCAAGCAGATTTAGCCTCCTGATAATCACCAGCAATAAAAATGGTAACTGGATAGCTAGGGCTACTTCTCTCAATCATAGGGCTTCTCCGCACCAAGTCCCGCACTCGGCGTCCATGTCAGGGTCATTGTCGAAGGCCCCAGAAAACAAGTCGCCCTGACTGCGGCTTGCCTTTATTATCTCGGCGTAGCTATATTCGTAGCGAAATGTGCTCCCCCTCGCGGCTTCCATGTCCGCCCACCATTGCAATGTGCCGGGTGCCGTCCGCTCCACTTCGAGCAGCTTGGGACGGGCTTTCAGGAAGCAGCCATCGCAATTACCCTCAAAAGGCAGTAATTGCAGGTCGAAATCCTGCGCCGCCCAAAAAGTGCGCACATCTCGATTGGTAACGCCCGCATCGGACAGCGGGCACACTGTCTTCCATCGCTCCTTGCCGAGCTCATTACGGGCGAGCGAGCGAGATACCCGCGTCGGCTCATCCGCTCGCAGGCCAATCACGTTTAGCCAGTGATCGTAGCCCGCCGCCCGCATGAAATCGCGCATAACCTTGATCTTGAGTTCGTCGGTGCAGAACCGCATCACGGGATTCGGCAACATCTTCTTACAGGCCAATAGTCCCTCGAAGGGTTCGCCATCCGCCGCCGCGCTGTTAAATCCAACCTCTTCGAACCGCTCATGATGGGCACCCTTTCTCGCCCGCCATTCAAGCCAGCGCACGCGCACATTCCAGCGGGTCGCGCACTCATGCACAAACCGCAGCGTTTCCCTCCGCTCCTTGCCGGTGTTGGCAAAGGTGACATGGACGTCATCGGGCAGCACCCCTCCATGCGCTTGGAGGATGCGCCAGAGCATATAGGCACTGGTGCGACCGCCGCTAAAGCTGATGAGGGCCGGGCCAGAGATCAGGAATGGATTGCTCACCCGGACACACTCCAGGCTAACAGTGACCATACGCCGATAACTCCGACGATCAGCATCCCCCCGGGCACAGCGCGCAGGATCACAAGCGCGTCGGACAGGGTGACGCGGGGGCGTGGGGGGCGATAGGCGCGGATCATGCGACGCCCTCCTGCTCTTGCTGAATTGCGGCGCGTGCCGCTTCCTTCGCCGCCAAGGGCAGGCGAGCCAGTGCGCGGTTGCATTCGCGATGCGCGAGGGCGAGATTGCCCAGCGCCCACGTCCCGCCGTTCGCTAGTGCGACTTTGTGCTCAATGGTCGCGTTGTCGCCGAGATCATGACCGCACACCCAGCACGCGTCGCCGTCGCGTTCGCGCAACCTGCGGCGCAGTTCGGCGGTGGCAGAGACCTTCCCGCGCCCGGCATTATGCCGAGCGTTGGCAGCGCAAATCGCGCCGCGCAGATCGTCCAGCAGCTTGCGATCCTCGCCGTAGGCAACAAAGCCGCGCGCGCCCCAATAGTCGGCGAATGCCACGTCAAGGGCTTCGCGCATCTGTGCATGATCGAGAGGCGGCAGCGACAAATCCTGACGAATGCCAGTCATGCGCTGGCGGTTCCAGTTGCGCCGGAACGTGTCGATTGCATCACGGATAGAGAGCGGGCGCTCAAAAGCCCCCGCCAACACCGCCGCGTCAATGCGGGCCTGTTGGGCGGCGCGGCTCATGCTGCCACCGGGGGGATGCGAGTTTCAACGGCGCGCGCCTCATACTGCGCGACAAGCACAGCATCGCGGGCAAAGTCGTAAAGGTAGTCCGCAAAGTCAGCGGCGCTTTCCGTTTCAGGATCGGGCAGGCCGCGCATCCAGCGAATTTCGCTGAAGTCACCGCAATCAAGGGCGGTTTCTGCGGCGTCCAGCCATTCTCCCCACGAGAAAGGGCCTTCGGAAAGGCTACGCGAGAGATTGTAGCGCACTTGGTGCGCAAGCATCTCGCGGCACTCGTCCGCAAGCTGCTCGTCGGTGGGGCAAGGGGTGGGCATCGGTCGTCTCCAGCTCGTGTTGCTGGTGACGATATGGGGGAGATTTCCCCCGCTGTCAAACTATTTCTGGGGGATTTTTCCCCTAGCGCTAGGTCATGCCTGTTTGGGCATCACAAACAGCACGGGGGACGCCCACTCGACTGAGACGTTTTCCATGTCAGGCGCATTGAGCGAGCGCAGGGTGTATTTCCCAGGCACGCTGCCAAGCGCCAAGATTTTGAGGAATGTCCCGCCGTCGCTGGTGCGGACAGCGCAATATTTCCCGACATATTCGGGCAAAAGCCCTTCATGATCGCGGCGCACATAAATGATTTCGCCGTCTTCATACTTCGGGAGCATTGACGATCCGACCACGACAAGCGCCATTAAGCGCCCCCTCGTTAGCGGTGGGCGGGGTACCATTGGGAAGCCGTGGAAGCCATTGGCTTCCAAGTCAACTTCAGCCATAAACAAAACTTCCCCGCCCGCGCCAACATTGCCGACAATAGGCACCATTGCCACCTGCCCGGTAAGCTGATCGACGGGCATTTCCAACGCCTCGGCAATCCGGCGAAGCGTATCAATGCCAGGATTGTCTGTGCGGGTTAATAAATCCCTAACGGCGCTTTCGCTCAACTCTGCCCTTTTGGACAAGGAGCGGCGGCTGAAACCCTTTTCAGCCATCTGAGATTCGATCAGGGCGCGGATTCTTTCGATCTGGGACATGCGACGATAATGCCATGTCTGACCATAGCGTGGGGACGCACGAAATATCCCCCATGAGGGCTTGACGGCGGGGGAGATTTCCCCCATATCTAGGGCATGAAAACCCTTCTCGAAGATATTCAGGCTTTCATCGCCGCGCATGAGTTGAGCGAAAGTCAATTCGGCGTCCTCGCGCTTGGGGATAAAAACCTTGTCCCCGACATTCGCGGGGATCGGCGTGCGAGGCCGCGCAGGCTTTGGCCGGAAACCGAAGCCAAGGCGCGTGCCTTCATGGCACAATACACGGCGGAGCGCGCAGCATGACGCTCGACGCCTTCGACATCTACATTGCGCGCGCGCACCTTCGCACAATCCGCCGCTTCATGGCGTGGCGAGCGCTGAACGCCGCTGTCAATTCCAATTGCCGCGACGGGGCCTCTCTCCCCTCTGTCTCTGGTGCGGCAACGGGGGGCGGGAATGTCCCACCCGCCCCCCGTTCCGTTTCTGCGATTAACCTCCTTCACGCCGTTGGGGTTACGTCATGACGGGGGGGAGTGTCCCCCACTTTTTGTTTGCCCCTGACAGGGAGAGTTCTCTTAGGGCGGTGTCTCGCGCGCTGCTGAAAGTGCGCGCGCTTGACGGCATGACGATCCCCAAAGCGGCTAATGCGCTGGCGTGCAGTCCTGACACGATCAAGGATGCAACCAACGAACTGACGTTGCTCACCTTCGATAAGATCGCGCGCCTTATCTATCTGTTCCCCGAACAGTGCGAGGCCATCTTTGAGCTTTGGAACCGGGGGCTGGATGCGCTGACCGCGGAAGAGCACAAGGCCGCAATCGAGCATCACACCGCCGCGCTGGTGCGCCTGACTCAGGGGGTGAAGTCGTGAGCGGAGAACCCACCGCACTGACCAAGGCGGACCTTGCCGCACTGGCGTTCTGGCGCGCGCAGCCTGCAACTGAAGGCTGGCCGCGCCGAATGGACACGCGAGGATGAGCGGGATCTGCGGTTGATGCTGGCCGAAGGCAGGACATCTGGCTGCATCGCAAAGCGGCTCGGGCGTTCGCGCAATTCTGTGTGCGGCAAAATTCACCGCATGGGCGGGCGGCGGGCCTATGCCTAGGCCTGAGAACGTCACGCGCGGCAAGCGCAACAAGCGGCGCGGCAGCGACTTCGAGCGCGAGGTGGTCAACGAGCTAATCGAGGCCGGGCTGAAGGCGCAGCGCGTGCCGCTGTCTGGTGCGACGCCCTTTGCCAAGGGCGACGTTGAAGTGGTGGCGGGCTTTGACGGCAAGACCCGCTTTACGGGCGAGTGCAAGCGCCGGGCCCGCCTGCCCAAGATTTTCGAAGAATTAGGCGACTTCGATTTTCTCGCATTGCGCGAGGACAGGGGGGAGACGCTTGTCGTCATCCGCCTGAAAACCTTCGCCGAATTGTTACAATAGGAGAAACGCAATGACCAATGCAAAGGAGGTGGCAACCGCCCTGGCCCAATCGGGCCTGTGGCAAGGTGCCAACGCCAACACGATCCTGATGCTCTGTTACCTGGCCGAGGCCGAGGGGCATCACCCTGCGGTTGTCTACCGCGACTATCACATCATGCAGGGCAAGCCAGCCAAGAAAGCCGAGGCGATCCTGCGTGATTTTAGCGCGGCAGGGGGGCGGGTCGAATGGCACGGCCTTGACGACACAAAGGCTGACGCGACATTTCATCACCCGAGCGGCACGGTTCGCATCGAGTGGACCATGGAGCGGGCGGCAAAGGCGGGCCTGAAAACCCAGATGTGGCAAAAATATCCGCGCCAGATGCTCCGTTCGCGGTGCATCAGCGAGGGTGTGCGGTCTGTGTGCCCTGCTGCGACTTCAGGCCTCTATGAGGAAAACGAAGTTGCGGACATGGTGGCGCAAGAAGCGCCCGCTCCGCCCGCGCAAGAAACGCCGCTAGCCATTGGCCATGAACCCGAAGCCCCCCGCAGGCGCGTGGTTTGGGACACGCCGATCAAGAACAAAACCGCGCTTTTTAGGTCAGTTACATCGCTTGAACGCGAGCTTGCGGGCTGTGGCGATAGCGAGATGGTCTACGGACTGACCGCAACTCAGGAATGGCGCGATTTCGTCACCACTGCAGAACAGCACGCCCCCCACTACTTGCGCGGCGGAGAGCCTGCCCCGCCTGAGTTTGAGGGCCTTCTGAACACCGCCGAACGCATGGTGCGCGAGTTTGATACCGCCACCGCTGACCACATGGTCGGCTTGGCTCACGCATAAGGACCAGAAAAATGAGCAACCGCAAAGACATCATGACCCCCCGCAAGAAAAAGGACGGGGGCACCTACTGGGTCAAGATTGGCACGGCATGGGAGAACGAGAAGGGCACGCAGCTCGTGTTCGACGCGCTTCCCCTGCCCGATAGCGAGGGCCGCGTGGTCGCCAATCTCTTTGAGCCGCGCGAACCGAACGGGGCGCGGCGAGATGAACAACACCGCCAGAACCTCGGCGGTGGGCAGGCCCGCAACGACGACTTGGATTCCGATATCCCGTTTTAATTTCCGCGTGGTGGGGCCGCATTCCCCGCTCCTAGCCCGCTGGCAGGCCGGGTCCGCGCGGAAGCCTGCCACAAAATGTTTCGCAAGGCCTTGCTTGGGAGGTGTCTTAACCGTGCCGAAACCCCCATCAGCACTAGAGCGCAAGCACATTGCCCGCGTGAGGGCGCTGCCGTGCCTTGTGTGCGGCGCGCAATCCACAGTGCATCACGTTACGGCATACAGTGACAGGCGTGGCAGGTTTTCGCGCTCGCACAGACTGATAACGCCACTTTGCCCGCAGCATCATCTAATTCAGTTCGGCCCGCACCAGAGCGTGGAGGCGCTCAATCATCAAAGATTTGCGGCGGTCCACGAAGTTGACCTTTACGCCGAGGCCGTCCGGCTGTGGGGCGAAAGCGAGGCGCTTTATGACTGATCGCGCCCTATACCGCCTTACCCATGACGGCTTTCGTCCCTTCAATGACAAGGCGCAAGGAGACGTCGCCCGGGTGAAGCCGGGCGATGTTGTCGAACTGCGCATGACGAAAGTTCGCAACGGCAATTTTCACCGCCTGTTCTTCGCCATGCTGCGGCTGATTAGCGAGAACAGCGACCCGCACATTACCGAGGATCAAGCGCTCTATCTGGCCAAGGTCGGGGCGGGCTGCGGGCAATGGATCGACACCGGGCGGCGCGAGATGTTCTGCCCTGGCAGCATTAGTTTTGCGGCGATGGATCAAGGGGCTTTTAACGCCTTCGTGAGGGCCGCAATCCCGCCGCTTGTGACCCGATTTATGGCAGGCACCGCGCCCGATGCGGTGATTTGCGAAGCGATGGAGATCACAACATGATCGACCCTCTGATTTTGCAGGCGCGCTGGCTGAACGAAGCCGCCGATCTTGAGCGCCGCTTGGCGATCCGCAAGGCGATGCGCCCCGCCCGTTCCGATGCGTCCAAGCGTGGTTGGGAGAAGCGCCGTGGCGTCTGATTTTCACGGCATCATGCGGCCAAGTGTCGAGCGGTTCGCCTACCTTAGGTGCCCCAGCAAGATAAGGGTTGCAATCATCAACGAAGGCGGGCCGCGCCTGTCTTTGCAAACTATTGAACGCAAGCTGGCCGGTATGCCGCGTCGGATAACTCGCGTCGATGTTGGAGAGCCTATCGAGAGCGACGGCGAAGACTACCGCGTGGCGGGGCTGGTTAAGGTGGAAAAGTCGCCACGCACTCGGAAGCCGCGCAATCGCCAGAACCTTGCCCGCGTTAAGCAGGCGGCGCAAGCTGCTGCGACTACGACTGCGTCAGGGCTGCGCTATACGAGGTCAAGGCCGGATGTTGGCAGCACTCCATTTTCAGACGCGCTCATAGAGGAAGTTTGTGAGGCGCTGGCAGTGCCGCAAGATTTACTGTTGGGGCCTTCGCGCTGGTGGAAGTTGGCGGCAGTGCGTTCGCTTATTGTGGTGCTCCTGCGAGAGCGCGGTGAGGCGATCTACTCTTACCCTCGCATCGCACGGATACTTGGGCGGACATGCCATACGACTATTGTTCACTCGTATCAGCGGTTTGAACATTACTGCGCGATTTACCCTGATGTTGCCGCGCTTTATCTAGAAATGCGGGAGCCGGGCAAGTGAGCCGCATTCGTTCCATTCACCCTGGCATCTGGACCGATGAGGCGTTCGTGACACTGAGCGCGCACGCCCGCGTGTTTCTGATCGGCCTTTGGACAGAGGCGGACGACAAGGGCATTTTCCCATGGTCGCCGCTTAAGCTGAAAATGCGGCTGTTGCCTGCGGACAATGTGGACGTTGCGGGGCTGCTTGCCGAACTGGTCGATGGCGGCCTGGTGTTGCCCTATGAATGCGAGGGCAAGACTTACGCTGCGATCCGGAATTTTACCCGCTTTCAGCGCCCCAAAAAGCCGAACGACATCCACCCGGCTACCGAACAGGCATTGCTTTTTGCGGGGCACGATACGGGAACAAAAGAGGGTGAAAGCAAGAAAGTTCCGGCGCAGGCCGAAACCAGTTCCGAACCAGTTCCCCACCAGTCCGAAAATCCGCCCGCAGATGGAGGATGGAGGATGGAGGATGGAATAAGAACACCTAAAGGTGTTTGTGCATCTGGCGATGCACCCGGCTTCACCGCGAATGATTTTGTCGAGTCTTGGAATGAGGCTGCGGCCGCTTGCGGGTTGGCGAAAATCCGCAAGCTGACTGACGCGCGCCGCAGGGCCTTTGCCGTCCGACGACGAGAATATCCCGAGATTGCCGACTGGCAGAGCGCATTCCGCTGCCTTGTCGAGAACAAGTGGATGCACGGCGACAACCCTAAGGGCTGGCGCGCCGATCCCGATTTTTTCCTGCAATCTAAGTCATTTACCAAGCTGGTGGAGGGTCAATATGGCCAAGCTGATCGACCTTAATCGCGGCGGTTCGCAGGCAATTGGCGCGGAGGCGCTGCTGCGGTTCATCGACGACATCAACGTGATCCGGGCGCGCTCGGGCAACCGTTATCGCTTTGAACCGAAAGCAAACAAGGACAGCGGCATTTTGGAAATGCGCGAGTTCTTCGCGGTTCCGCGCCCGGTTCGCCCCGACACGCCTAGCCCTCGCTTCGCCGGTCACACGTGGGTTGCAGCAGAATGATCCGCCCGATCCCCGCCCCTGGCTATTCGCTGATTAGCGGAACCCGAAAGCCGCCCGCGTCGTGGGGCACGCACTTGTGGTGCCAGCTTCGCACGGGTTGGTGTGACCTGTTCGCGCCGTGGCCAGTGAGGACAACCCGCTGGGTGCATGACGGGACTGAAGGTGACGTGGTGGCAGTGAGGCGAGCCGATGACTGACAACTGCAATTCCGATCTAATCGCCACGGCCCGCGCCAACGTCGCGGCAAGGCAAACGCCCGCCAATGGGCGCGCGATCATGCGGGGCGAGTGGGATGGTGGAACACTGGTGCAAGGCGAGGTCGAACGCCTGCTGCGCGAGCCTATCATGATGGAGGAAGGCGATGATTGAATTTCTAGCAGGTGCCGCGCTGATCTACGCCATCGGCGTTGTTCAGGTCTGGCGTGAGCGCACCGAACACTTTGCGCGGATCGGCGGCGATGGAAACGCGCTCAAAATTGCGCTGCTCTGGCCGCTGGCAGTAGGACCGCAGTGGTAATGTGCCCTCAGGCCGCCGGAAATGCCCCTAGGATTGCGAAGGTGGGTGCTTGGCATGCTTGCCTAGCCAAGCACCCGTCGCTTCAATCCTACCCCCCTTAAAACGCCCGGAAAGGAATTGCGATGTCACGAGCCCGTAGAAAGCAGCGCAAGCACGTCACCGCCGAGGCCCTGGACCTGCCGACGCCCGAGCAACTCAACACGGCAATCTACGACCGCGACTTCGTCATGCACGCCGAAACCGGCACGAAGGCAATGGCGCACAAGTGCTACCGAGACCCGGTCCTGCGCTGGGAGCGCGACCGAAAGCTAACCGACATACAGGCCAGCGCGATCCGGCGAATGCAGGCGCTATGGGGCGCGGTTCACGGCGCGCAAAGACTGACAGCGCGATACGATGAGCCGCTAGCGAATTCGACCGGCGAGGACTTGAACCTTCGCATCATCGAGCTGCGGGACGAATTGCGGCGGATCGAGGGTTACTTCGATGGCGTGCGCCAGTGGTATATGACCTTCGAACGGGTCTGCCGTTTCGGACTTACAGGGCCGGAAGCCTGCGCAACCGATAGCACTGACGAACGCCGCGCCAGGGATCGGGCGCTTGTGGTTGTGGCGTTCGTGGCGGACCTTATCGCGGCGAAGGAAGGGTGGTGAATTGATGGGGGCTTGACTTATTCGGCCCGTTCGTGTAGTCTCTCGACAATAACTAGAGATGCGCCCGCAGCCGAGAGGTTCGCGGGCGTTTTGCATTGGGGCGTTCGCGCTCCAGCCCGCCCTAGTCGCAATCTACATTCATTGGGAAAAGCCAAAGCGATCCGGGAACTGCGAGGCGGGCGAATATCACACAGGGGCAGATGAATGGGCAAGGTAACTAAACTCACTGACGCCGTTCTCATGGCAATCTGTGAAGACGTGGCAAACGGCAAAACCATGAGCGCCGCAGCCAGGGAACGCGGGGTAACGCCGTCAGCCGTTCGCAAGGCGTTGCTGCGCGACGATACGATGTTTCAACTTTCCTCGCACGCGCGCGAACTGGGCTGCGATGCGCTTGCCGATCAGTGCATTGAGATCGCGGATGGTGCTGGTGACCCGCAGGATAAGCGCATCAAGATTGACGCGCGCATTCGACTGATCGGCAAGTGGTCGAGTCGCTACAGCGACAAGGTGACGGTGGAGAACAGCACCACGGTGACGCACAAGTATGACCTCGACAGCATCCCGGACGCGGAGCTTGACCAGCTTGAGCGCATCCTTGCCCACGCTGCAAGAAGTAAGGGCGGCGAAGGCGAGGCGGTCGCTTCTAGCGTTCACTGAATACACGCTGCCGCAGTATCAGCGGGCGGCGCATCATGAATTGATCGCGGCGCGGCTTGAAGCGGTCGAACGGGGCGAGGTCGATCGCCTCATGATCTTTATGCCGCCGAGGCACGGCAAGTCAGAGCTGGCGAGCAAGCGGTTTCCGGCTTGGTGCTTGGGTCGAAAGCCTGATCGGCAGATCATCGCTGCGAGTTACAATAGCGACCTTGCTAATGACTTTGGGCGCAGCGTTCGCAACCTGATGGCTGAACCTGAGTTCGGGCAGGTCTTTAATGGCGTGACGCTCGCGCCGGATAGCCAGGCGGCGAACCGGATGAACACGAACCGGGGTGGAGCCTATGTTGCCGCCGGTGTCGGAACTGCGGTTACAGGGCGCGGGGCGCACATTGCGTTGATTGACGACCCGTTCAAGGACCGGGAGGAGGCGGACAGCGAGCGCCGCCGCGAACTGGTGTGGGATTGGTATAGATCGACGCTCTACACCCGCTTGATGCCGGGCGGCGCAATCGTTCTGATACAGACCCGATGGCACGAGGACGATCTTGCGGGGCGATTGCTTCAGCAAGAGTCCGAGCAATGGGATGTGCTGGAGCTTCCGGCGCTGCATCCTGAGCGCGGCGCGCTTTGGCCGGGGTGGTATGATGAAGCGGCCCTAGCGCGTATCAGGGACACGATTGGGCCGCGTGAATGGTCGGCGCTGTATCAGCAACGCCCGCAGCCTGACGAAGGCACGTTCTTTCGCCGAGAGTGGTTCGGCGAGTGGGGTGCCCTGCCGCACTGTCGTTTCTATGGGACAAGTGATTACGCGGTCACGGATGGCGGCGGGGACTACACGGTCCACACGGTATGGGGCGTTGACGCGAAGGGCGACATCTACCGCGCGGAGCGATGGAAGGGCCAAACCGCCTCGGATGAGTGGATTGAGCGCAAGCTTGACATGGTGGCGAAGTGGAGACCGCTGTGTTGGTTTGGTGAAGGCGGCGTGATTCAGAAGGCGGTCGAGCCAATGCTGCGCCGCCGGATGCGTGAGCGCGGGGTGCATTGCCGCATGGAGTGGTTGCCTAGCGTTGCTGACAAGCCGACGCGGGCGCGCAGTTTCCAGGCGATGGCCGCAACGGGGCGGGTGAAGTTCGAGCGCGGGGCGGACTTGAGCGAGTTCCTGGTGTTCCCTGCTGGTAAGCATGATGACGAAGTAGACACCGCTTCGCTGATCGGGCGGGCGATAGATCAAGCGCATCCAGCGATTGTAGCAGCGCGGCCTGATACAAAAAAGCGCGATCGGTGGGCGTTCAAGGACGAAGGGAGCGACCTCAATTGGAAGACTCTCTGAACTACACCGACTTTATTCGGCAATTTGAGGACGGCGAGCGTATCACGTATGATGCGCGCCAGAAGTCCGAGCAGTGCCGCGACTACTTTGACGACAAGCAGCTTACCGAAAAAGAGCGTGAGGCGTTGACGGATCGCGGGCAGCCGCCTGTGATCTTCAACGAGATCAAGCCCAAGATTAAGACCATGCTCGGGCTGGAAAAGCAGACACGCAAAGACCCAAAGGCGTTCCCGCGCAACCCTGATGACGAGGATGCGGCCCGCGCCTGCACCGACGCCATCCGCTTTGTGTGCGATGACAGCCGTTGGGACGATAAGCGCTCCATGGCGGCAAAGAACCTCGCTATTGAAGGCACTGGCGTGGTTTTCGTCGGCGTCAGGAAAGCGCGCGGGGGTTATGATCCCGAGATCAGGCATGTTGCGTGGGATCGGTTCTATTACGACCCCTACAGCAGCGCTGATGACTTCGCCGACGCCGAGTTTAAGGGTTTGGTCAACTGGCTTGACCTTGACGAAGCACGCCGCCTGTATCCCGATGCGGATGAGGTGATCCTCGATACGTGGAAGTTAGGCAGCGCGGGGGAGACATACGACGACAAGCCCAAGTATCAGCTCTGGGCGGATCACAAGCGCAAGCGTGTGCGGTTGTGCGAACACTATTTTAGGCGCGGGGAGGAATGGCTTTACTGCGTCTTCACCGGCGCGGGCTTTGTGATCGAGCCGCAGCCGTCGCCCTATCTGGACGGCGACGGCGTGCCGGAATGCCCGATCAAGGCAATCTCGCTTTACGTTGACCGCGATAACAACCGTTACGGCGAAGTGCAGTCGATGATCTCTCCCCAGGATGAGATCAATAAGCGCCGGTCGAAGTCGCTGCACTTGGTCAATTCGCGGCAGATCAGGGTTAGCGCTGCGACGGGGCAGGACGCCGAGAAGGTGCGCAAAGAATTGTCGCGTCCCGACGGGGTGTTCATCGGCGAGCCGGGGGATGTTGAGGTTCTGCCGACTAGAGATATGCTTGCTGGCAACCTGGGCCTGATGAAGGATGCGCGCGAGCATATCCACCGCGTGGGTGCTAACTCGGCGATGGCAGGCAAGGACACTGGCGGGCAGTCCGGCAAGGCGATTGCGTTGCAGCAGATGGGGGGCGTGACGGAGAGCGCCGATTATCTCGATGCTATCCGCCGCCTGAGCCTTGCGGTCTACCGTTCGGTATGGGCGCGCATCCGCCAGTTCTGGACGGCAGAGCGCTGGATCAGGGTTACGGATGACCAGAGCAACGTCCGCTTTGTGGGCCTGAACCGCCCCGTCACGGCGTTGCAGATGATGGCCAAGCAAATGGGCGTTACCAAGGAGAACGTGGCCGAGGCACCGCAGGAAGTGCAGCAGCGGCTTCAGGCGCTGGCGCAAGACCCGCGCGCCGAAATGATCGTGGCGACTGAAAATAACGTAACCGAGTTGGACGTTGACATTGTGGTCGATGAGGGCGTGGACACGCCGACCATTCAGGCGGAACAGTTTGAGGTTGTGGCAAAGATGTTGCCGGGCGCGCCGCCCGCCATTCAACCGATCCTTTGGGAAGCGCTGTTTGCGAATAGCTCTTTTCGAGAAAAGGACAAGGTGCTTGAGGCGCTGCGAGCGCCGCCAAACCCTGAGCAGGTGGCATTGCAGCAAGCCGCGCAACAGATGGCATTGCAGGGGCAACAGGCAGAGATTGCGAAGACCATGAGCGAGACTGCCGAGAATGAAGCGCAGGCCGCTGCAATTGTGGCGGGGATGCAGTTCAAGGCACTTGAGACGGGCGCGAGGCTCGCCGGAGCATAGAGTTCAACGCTGTGACAGCGTGGAAGGTGCCGCCGACCAACGGGCGTTTTGATGGTGCCGCCTACCTTAAGGGCGTTTGGGTGCAACCATGACAAGGAAGTCTCTCGACAATATCCTGAGTGAAGACACCGGAACCGAAATGGAGATCAGGCCCAGCCTGCCCGAGACGGACCCGGAACCGGGCGTTCAATCCGAGGAAACCGAGCCGCAACCCCGCGATGAACGCGGCAAGTTTGCGCCGAAGGAGGCCGGGGAGCCTAAAGCAGAGCCGCCGTCTGCCCTTCCGAAGGACGTTTACGAGCCGCTGCGCGCGGTTCGGGACGAGAACAAGACCCTCAAGGAGCAGCTTGAGGCGTTGCGCCGTGAAATTCAGCAACCCAAGGAGCCGCCCGCGCCCCCGCCTTCCATGTGGGAGGACGACCAGGCGTGGCAACAGCACTTCGGCGGGCAGGTTGTGTCTGCCGCCGTGCAGCAGGCCAGCTTTCAGAACAAGCTTGCCACTTCCGAGTTCTATGCCCGCAAGAACATTGAGGGCTTTGAGCAGGAATGGCAGTCGCTTAATCAGTGGTTGGTCGAAAACCCCGCCGTCGCACAACAGGCATCGGCGGACTACGACCCTTGGGGTTTTGCTTTCCGCGCCTACAAGAACCAGCGCACCATGCAGGAACTTGGGGCAACCGACATTGACCAGTTGAAGGCGCAGATCAGGGTGCAGGTTGAGGCCGAAATGGCCGCACAACGGCCTGCCACCCCGAACATCCCGCCTTCGCTTTCCAACCAACGCAGCGTTTCCGGTCGCACTGGCCCCGCATGGGCCGGTCCCAAGCCGCTGAACGAACTGCTCTAGCCCGACAAGCAACGCCGTGAGGCGTCGCATTCCCAACACGCGGCAATGCCGCAACAGATGGATTTTTTATCATGGCAGATACCAGTGTGCCGACGGCACTCCAGGTGGAGCAGTGGGACGACCGCTTCTTCACCGAATACCTCCACGACGGCGGCTTCAAAGACCTCATGGGGACCAACGAAAACGCGGTCATTCAGGTCAAGGAGCAGCCTGGTAAGGGCAATGGTGACAAGGTCACTATCCAGCTCATCAACCGCCTGACCAATGCCGCAGTGACGGGCACCTCGACCCTTGAGGGGAACGAGGAAGACATGTCGCAGCGCTCGTTCTCGATCACCGTGAACAAGCGCCGCAACGCTGTCCGTATCCCCGAAATGGCTGAAGTGCAGTCGGCAATCTCGCTTCGTGACGCCGCCCGCGCCACCCTGCTTGACTGGGCGATGGAGGATACCCGTGACCTTTTCATCCGCGCTCTCGGCAGCCTAAATGGCACCGCGTTCGTGGATCGCACCGCCACCATTGCGGATGCGTGGCTGGTGGACAACAAAGACCGCACCGTGTTCGGCGCTTATGCGCGCGGCGGTTCGTCGGGCGGTTCTGACATGTCGGCTGATCTTGCGCAGCTCGACACCACGGCTGACCTGTTCAACTTCAGCCGTCTTGACGACATGATTTACGTCGCCAAGACCTGTAACCCGAAAATCCGCCCGATGCGGGACAGCGGCAACGGCAAGCGGTATTACATCGCTTTCGCCCACCCGGCTGCTTTCCGCGACCTGCGCAACAGCATCGACACCGAAGTTCTCGCTTCGACCGTCGTGCAGATGCAGGCGAGCAAGCTGTTTGAGGGTGGCGACATCCTGTGGAACGGCGTGATCGTCAAGGAAACCGACAACCTGCCGATCTATGAGAACCTCGGCGCTTCGGGCACGACTGAAGTGACCCCGGTTTATCTGTGCGGCGCGCAGGCGGTGGCGGCGGCCTATGCGAACCGCTGGCGCTCGAAGACCGAGGTTTTCGACTACGGTGACAAGTATGGCGTCGCTATCGACGGCATTTACGGCATCGAGAAGATCATCTTCGGCACCGGCACGAACGACACCGACGACCGCAAGGACCACGGCGTTGTGACCGGCTTCTTCGCTACCACTGAAGCGGCGACCGTTGCGGCTGCCGTTGCGGCGGAAAACTAAGTTGAACGGGGCGGGCTGAGAGGCTCGCCCCTTTCTTATTTGGGAGACACGCAATGGCGACTTTTACTTCCTCGCAGGTTGCCAGCGGACGGGCGTTCAGCCCGATTATCGGCAATCCCGGCGTTATCACGGCTTATGGCCAGATCGAAGTGACGGCCAACCCCGCTGACAACGACATTTACGAGCTTGTGCGCGTTCCTGCGGGCGCGACCGTGGTCGGCGGCTATGTGATGGCAGCCGACATCGACACTGGCACCGAAACGCTCGACATCGACATTGGCTGGGCGGCGAACGGCGCTCAGAATGCAGATCCGGACGGCTTCGGCAACCTCGGTGTTTGGACGGGCGATGCGGTTTCGGGGGTCAAGCCTGAAGTTGGCAACTACTTCCCGCTGGGTGGTGTGTTGTTCAGCACTGGCCCGCAGACATTCACCCGCGAGACAATCATTCAGGCTGAGGCCAATGCTGCGGCGAACGCTGGCGGCACGGGCAAGCTTTGGATCGTCATTCATTACGTCGTCTGACGGGCGGGGGGCTTCCGCTCCCCGTTTTTTTGGAGGTTTCTCATGGCTGATCGCAGCGACCGCATGAGGGTTGCACGCACTGACGCAATTGCGTTCATTACCGCTTCGGGCACTGGCACGGTTTACGTGAGGCCGGGGGCGTGAGGTTCCGGTTCATCGGGCAATACACGAACGGCCATACGAGCATCAACGCTGGCGGTGTGGTGTTTGAGGGTCGTGAGCCTGCCGAGGTCGAGTGCGCGGAACTGGCGCGGCGTTTGGCTGCGAACCCCGAGTTTGAGGCGGTGCATCCGCTGGATCATGACGCCGATGGCGTGAAGGGCGGCTTACCGCCCCGCAAGCGTGGAAGGCCCAAGAAAAATGCCGATCCAGTGGAAGGCTAAGGCGGCTGCCGAAATCGTCAAGCGCGAATGGGTTATTCCCGTTGCGGACGAGGACAGCGCCACGGGGTTTACCGTCTCCGCCAGCGGCGCAACTGTCGATACGAGCGAGCGCAGCGGCGAAACCGTCACCATCACCTTTTCGGCGGGCACGAACGGCGAGACTGCCATCGTCACGCTGACTGCCACTACGGCGCGCGGCGAAACGCTTAATGAGACGGCCTATCTGCCGATCCGGTCCAAACCCAACGCCTTCAATCAAATGGTTTCTGATGTTCTGGCCTACGCCTTGCGCCCGATTGTCGGTGTGGGCAACGCGGCATCTGCCGAGGAAGAGGCAGACGCGCGCGAAAATCTCGACGATATTTTGGCTTCATGGGCGGGGCAAGGTGCCAACCTGCATGTGAAACTGCCAACGGCATCGTCTGACACGCTGTATGTGCCCGACTACGCCATTTCGGCAATGAAGGCGGCGCTTCGGGTGCGGATAGTCGGCCTTTACGGTGTGCCGGTTGACGTTGAAGACTACCGCGCGTCGCAGCGGGGCTTGCAGATGATTAAAGCGGGCCTGTTGCCCGATACTCGTGAAAACGAGTATTTCTAGTGCCCGCGCTTTCCTACGGCCTTTCTCATGACGAGCGGGCCGAGGGCAACCTTCCTGGCCTGCCCGTGGTCAACATGTATAGCGAGCCATCCTCAAGCGAAGGCGTGGTGCTGCAATCACGGCCACCTTTGGTGGACCTTGAAGCCGACATGGACGCGGGGCCGATTGAGGCGCTGCTGAAGGCTGACGGCGTGCTTTCGGGCGATTTGATTGGGATTAGCGGCGGGGGCTTGTATCGCGGCGAAACCCTTATCGGTTCCGTTGTTGGTTCGGGTCCGGCGCGGCTTGCTGGCAACGAATTGGGCGCGATGGCGACGAAAGGCGGCGCGCTCTACTATTACAACGGCACCACGCTTGCAACGGTTGCCTTCCCCGATAGCGCATCTGTGGCTGACGTGTTTGTGGGCGGTTCGCGGTTTTGGGCGATCCGTGCTGACACCGGTAAGATTTACTGGACGGACGTTCTCGAAACGGATGTTGAAGCGCTGGACTTCGCCACGGCTGAGAGTTTCCCCGACAGGCTCTTGCAGGGCCTATGGATTGACGGGATGGCGATCCTCTTGGGTGCGGAGAGTATCGAGTTCTGGCAGCAAACGCGCAGCAATATCCCCCCGATTGCGCCGCTGCAAAACATGGTGGTCGAGCGCGGAATCAAGAACACCGGGGCGGCCTGCCGTTTCGCCGAAACCTTTGCGGCGGTCACGAATGAGAACACGGTGATCCTTGGGCCCGAAGCCCAAACGATCTCCAGCCTCGGCTTGCAGGAGCGCATCGCCTTATCGACGCAGGCGTTCCTTTTCCGCTTCCTGATCGACGGCACCGAGTTTCTGGCTGTGAGGCTGGACAGCGAGACTCACGTGTTCAACGGCAGGGGGTGGAGCAGGTTCGAGACGCTTGGCGCAAACTGGCGGGCCGGTTGCCACGCGGGCGGTGTGTTTGGTTCCGCGACGGATGGCAAGACGCTTGCCTTCGGCTCGGGTCATTCGGAATTGGGCGGGGTTCTGGAGCGGCGCTTCAGAGGGGGGCTGCCTATCAATGGCGGCGGGGTGAGGATTAACAACCTTCGGCTGCGGACAAATCCGGGCGAGACGCCTTTCCTTGAGGGCGATTACACCCCCGGCGCGGTGGAGGTCAGAACGTCGCCCAACGCCGGGCGCACCTGGGGCGCTTGGCGCGAAACATCGCTTGGAGCGCAAGGGCAATACAAGGTGACGGTGGAATGGCGTGCCTTGGGGCTGGCGTCTGCACCGGGGTTTCTTGCTGAATTTCGCGTGACCGATCCGATCCCGTTCAGGGTTTCGGGTGTGTTCGCCAACGAACCGAATGGAGGCCGCTAGATGGCGACCGTGACGTTGTTCAACTGCTTTGTCGAGGATGCGGCGGAAGGTAAGCACAACCTTGCGACCAACACGCTCAAGGTAGCGTTGACGAATGCCGCCCCGCTTTCGTCCAATACGGTGTTCGCCAACATCACTGAGATCGCAGCGGGCAATGGTTACGTGGCGGGCGGGGTAACGGCCACTGTCGCGTCATCCTCGCAAACGGGCGGGGTCTATACCTTGATCCTTTCCGGGGTGTCGTGGACTGCCTCGGGCGGCGACATCGCCGCCAGTCGCTATGCGGTGCTCTATAACGACACGGCAGCGGGAAAGCCCTTGATCGCCTATGCCGACTTTGGTGTTTCGGCGGCGATCGCAAGCGGCAACACCGAAACGCTCAACGGGTCTTGGATCGGTGGCTAGTGTCACACCCGCCCCGCTAGTCTATTCGGGGGGCGTTCTGAGAACCCGCAGGGTGGCGGGCGCAAGGCTGACGTTCTTGCCGGGTGTCGTGATGTCATCTCGGGACACAAGCGCCGCTGGAAGCGTGATTGTGCCCAAACTGGACCGCCTGACGATGGCGGACATGATACCCGGTGAAAACCCGTCCGCATTCATGCGGCGCGTTGCCATTTGGCAGAGCAGCATGGAGAGTATCGAGGCCGCACTATCGGCCATCAATGCGCGGGTGGCCGAGTTGGCCGCTATTCTCGCGCGGCTCACGGCGGCGGAGGCGCTGGCGCAGGCCGCAAAAGATAATGCCGCCGCCGCCGCAGCGTCGGTGGCAGTGGTGCAGGAGGCTGTGGCCGTAACATTCGAGGCGGTCGACCCGACATACCGGAGCATTTTCGATTCGGAATTGCAATGATCCGGCGCGTGTATGACGCATCGGAAATCGACTACCTTCTGAACGACCCGGCGATCCGCCCGACGATTGGGGGTGAGGGTGTCTTGAGTGCGTTTGATCTGATCGCGGACGAGCGCAATGTGTTTCTGGTGGACGGCGAAAACGGCGCGGCGTTCCTGTGGCGCGGGCCGGGGGTGTTTGAGGGGCACAGCTTCTTCAAGGCACGCGGGCGCGAGGCAATTGAATTGGGCAAGCAAATCCTCGCCAGCATGGGCGGGCAAGCCTCCCTCATTTGGGGGGCAACCCCCGCACGTCTCCGCAATGTTCGCTGGTTCAACCGCCAGATCGGGTTCCGTTCGCTCGGGATGATCGAAACCCCCGACCTTGGCCGCTGTGAATTATTCGAAAAGAGGTTTTGATATGTCACTCGGTGATATTATCGGTGGTGTTGCGAGTGTTGCCGGGTCTGTCTTTGGCAGTAGCAGCAACAAGAAGGCTGCGAAAAATGCCGCCCAGGCGTCTCAGTATGCAACCGATCAGGCCGTTGGTTTGCAGCGCGACATCTACAACCAGAACAACGCGCTTCTCTCGCCCTTTGTGCAGCGCGGCAATCAGGCCGGAAACGCGATCAATGCCATGCTGGGCCTTGGCGGGGCGGAAATGACGACCGGCGGGCCTGCGACTACCAGCGTCATGAACCCCTATCAAACGGGCATGGACGCAGCGGGGCGCTACGGCCTGAGCGAGAATGGCGACTTGATGTTCCCGGCCATGGGCGGACCGATGAACGCCCTTGCGGGTTTTGGTGGGGGAATGTCGCAAATGCAGCCCTCGCCGCAACAGGCGCAGAACAACGCCTTCGACGGGTTCCGTGGCTACATCAACAACTCCGATTATGCCTTCAACCTTGGCGAAGGGCTTGACGCCTTGAACAGCGGCTTTGCTGGTTCGGGATTGGTGCAGTCGGGTGCGGCCCTGCGAGGCGCGCTCGACTATCAAGACAATCTGCGCGCCAGGTATCGCGGCGAATATCTTAACTTGCTCGGGGAACAGCAGGGGGTCGGTCTTGGCGGCGCTTCGGCGGTTGCGGGTGTGGGGCAGAACTACGCCAACAACGCGGGCCAGCTTATCATGAACAACGCTGACAATCAGGCGAATGCGGCGATCTACCGCGCGCAGAACAACCCCCTCGCGGTTGGCCTCGGCACGATTGGCGGCGGCCTGTTCGGCTACGGGAGGCGCTAATGGCTATCCAGTGGAACGCCCTTGCGGGCGGCGGCTTTCAGAACGCCTTGGCGACCGGCTTGCAGTTGGGACAGGTTGCACGTCAGCAGCAGGACAGGCGCGATGAGCGCAACGCGTTGGCGGCTTTCGTGAAGAACCCAAGTGGGGAAACGGCGGCGGCTGTGGCTCCGTTCAATCCGCAGCTTGCCTATCAATACGGACAAGATCAGCGGGCGGCACAGGTTCAGCAGGTAGAAACCGGGTTGGCGCAGCGTGCCTTGGCTGGTGACGAGGCGGCCCTTGCAGAATTGGCGACAGTCAACTTCGACAAGTGGAAGTCGCTCAATCCCGAGATCAAGGCGCGCGCCAGAGAGGAAAGCGAATTGTATGGGCAAGCTGCGCTCGACCTGTTGCAGGTTCCTTATGCCCAGCGCCGCGACCGTGTGATTGCCTATTCGCAACGCTTCCCTGAAATCCGCGAACAGATCGAGGAAATCGCATACCTGCCGCAAGCGGAACAAGAGACCGCCTTGCGCGCGGTTGTGATCGACGCGCGCATGGTCGGCAAACTGCATGACATGGAGCAGCCGCAGGCGTTCAATGTCGGCCCTGGCGAAGGGCGCTATGAACGCAATCCGCGCACCGGGGCAATCAGCACGATTGTGCAGCCCAATTATGGGAACGCCGCGCCGTTTTCGCCGGTTGCCGCACCTACGCCCGAGCAAATTGATGCAGAACTGCGCCGCCGGGGAGTCATAAGATAATGCAGCAAGACCTCTCGCAGATGTCCACGGAAGAGTTGTTGCGGATGCGCCAGGCCGCCGCGCAACCACAGCAGCAAGCCCCGCGCGGCCCCGTGTTCGGCCCACCCCCGGCCCCGCCGCCTCCACCGACGCCGGTTCAAGCGCAGCAGATGCAGAACGACCAAGCGCGGCTCAATATCGCGCAGCAGGGCGAAAATCGGCAGCAGGAGCAGTTCAAACAGGGCGGCGTAAGCGAACAACAGGCGTCATATCTCCTTTCGCGTGTCGGCGGCGGGATAGACGATCTGAATTACATCGCGCAAAACATGAAGGGCGGAACGGGCGCACCCTCCCTAGGTGACGCTATCGCCTATGATAGCTTTGGGCCAAACAGTGTGTTCACGCGGGGCCTTACTAGCGAGGGTCGCCGCGCCGTTGAGGATGTGCAGCTTGACATCTTGGATGCGCTTCTCACCCTCGGCACGGGGGCTGCCTACAACAAAGAGCAGCTTGCTGGGCAGCGAGCGGCTTACTTTCCGCAGTTCAACGACAGCGAGCAGGCCATCGCGCTTAAGCGCCGCCGTTTGGAGCGCCTTTTTGACGACTCCATTGCCCGCGCTGGCCCGCTTGCGGATCGCCTGCGAGACTATAAGGGCAAGTTTCTTTCGCCCATGGGTGCAGCGAAACAGCCGACGCTCAAAGACCAGGCTCCGCTTGGTGTGCGACTGCGCGTTGACGGCGGGCCAAACGATGTGTTCGATCGCGCGGCCTATTTGCAAGAGCGGTTCGGCATCAGCCCCTCAATGGAAACCCGTCTTGTCGGGATGGTCAATGCAAACAATGGCAATCCGAACGTCACTCCAGAAATGATTGCTGGCTTCTACGAAGCCGCTGGCATGGGCAAGAAAGACCCTAATTCCGCTGAGATTCGGCGCATGGCTGAAGATTTGCGGAGCGGCAAGTTTGCCCCGGCAACAGGCCTTGACACCACTGCGGCTGAGAAGGCCTATCTACAGGGCCTAGACACCATTATTGAGCGTGCGGGGTTCAACCCCGAAGGCGCGGGGCCGACAGCCGCCAACGCGCTTCGCCAAGGGCTTGCATTCGAGGGCTTCGACGAGATCACGGGCGTTGTGAACGCTATCGCCGAAGGCCTGCAAGGCAACGACCCTATCGCGGGCTATCAAACCGGGCGCGATGTTGTGCGCCGAATGAATCAACGCGGCGATGACGAGAACCCTGTTATCGGTTTTGCCGGTCGTCTTGTAGGCGGAGTCCCCACTGGCACTGTTGGAGCGGCGGGGAGGGTGAACAGTCTTGCCTCGGCTGCGCGTGTCGGCGGCATTGAGGGCGGAATTTATGGCTTTAACTCAGGGCAGGGCGTCGAGGGTTCCGCTTTAGGGGCCGTCACGGGCGGCATTTCGGGCGCGGCGCTCGGCACGGGCTTTCATTCGGCGGGTAACAAAATCCAGGCAGCCCTTCGCGCCCGGCGCGCTCCGGTTGACCCTGGCGAAGTTGACAGCGTCTTGCAGGCGGGCGTTCGCCGCGAAGTGACGGTGCGCCGCCCTGACGTTGACCCCAACATTCGCCAACAGCGCGCCAGCTTGCAGCAAACGGAGCGCGGTCGTGCGGCCATAGCGGCGGCGGATGCAGATGACATCGCGCAAATTGAAGCGGCGCTGGTGCGAGACCTTGGTGGTCGGGCGGGCACGATCCGCAGCGAAGCGGCGTCCACCGTGCAAACAGGCGTAAAGGCTGCGCGCGATACTTTGCGCAAAAGGGCTGGCGTGGAATATCGAGCCGCAGCGGCGGAGGCGGGCAACATCACCGCGCCCGCCACGAAAGCCATCGCATTGATCGACGGGCAAATTGCGGAGTTGAACGCGGCGGGGGCCAAAATGAACGCCTCTCGCATCAAATATCTGCAAGACATGAAAGCCGACCTTTCGCAGGGGGGCGGGCTTTCGGTCAATGGCCTTCGAGGCTTACGCACCGACACTCGCAAAAACTTGGAAAATGCGGGGATTTACACCAGCGATTTTGAACGGCGCTTATCGCTTGTTCTCAATGCGGCATCCGAAGACCTAGATGACGCCCTGGCTGCGTTCCCTCGCGCGCAAGCACGTTTCCGCGAGGGGGACAAGCTGTGGTCACAGCAGGCCGACTTCGGCAAGAAGGTAGGCGATTTGTTGCTTGGCAAGGACGGCAACCTCTCGCCGGGGCAGGCTGCGGATAGGATCATGGGTTGGGCGAAGAAAGACCCCGCCCGGATTCACCGCTTGCTGCAAGAGGTGGATGACGGGACCAAGGAAGAGGTGCGGGCGCTTGTTGTGTCACAGATTGGGCGTCAGGCCAATGGTAACTTCTCACTCGCAGCGCTTCTCACGCAAACCGGCCAAGGGCGCGGCGGTGGGCTTTCGCCTTCGGCCATCCGCGCACTTTTTGGCGATGACGGCGCTAAGGCGCTTGCCGACCTGCGCATCCTTTCGCAAGCCAAGACAGACGCGGCATCTGCGACCAACCGCAGTCAGACAGGCGGAATAGTGCAGGGTGCCAAAAACACCGTTCGTCGCTTGGTTTTGGGGGCCATTGGCTTTCAGTCATCGGCTGAACCCATGACGGGTGCCCTTATCAGCGGCGCAAGCATTGCGGGCGGCGAGTTCTTTGAACGGTTGGGGCAAGAACGCGCCCTGCGCCTACTCTTGAACCCTGACTTCACGCATTGGCTCCGCACTCTCCCGAACAGTAACAACCCGGCGGCCATCAACCGTAGCTTCGCCGCCTTGCGGTCCACTGCTTCTCGCTTCCCCAGTATGCTGACTGACGTTCAAGCTTTCGAGCGAATGCTGGTGGAAGCTGTCAACGACAACGAGGCGCGCCTCGCAGCCGAACCACAAGGCGCAGATCAGACGAGGCGTGGCGAGTAGCACGCCCCCGATCACGTTTCCCTGAAAGAACAAGAAAACGACAACTAAAAATCGGACAGCCCACTTCACGCCCGCATCATAGCGGGCTTTTTTGCATGAGGCAAACACATGGCGGCAAAGCTAATCACCCTCCCCTTTCGTCCTGCCATCAACCTGCGAGGGGGGATCGAGCCTGGCGCAAAACTTGAGGTCTACCGCTCTGGCACTTTGACGCCACAGGCGATCTTCGCTGACGGAAACCTCACGACCCCGCTCGCCAACCCGCTGACTGCCAATTCCTTCGGGCAGTTCCCGGATGTTTACTGGGATGATGCGCAGGCGATCCGAGTTGTCATGAAGCAGGCGAGCGGAGTCGTCATGAGCGACACCGACCCGTATATTGGAGAGGCCTCCACAATTTTGGTCGCGGCAACAGCCGCCGCAAATACTGCCGCCGCCCAAGCAAGCGCCGCTTCGGTATCTGCGGCTGCTTCTGCGGCATCTGCTTCGGCATCGGCTGCATCTGCAGCATCCGCCGCCACGAGCGCCTCTCAAGCCCAGGCATCGGCCGCTGATGCGGCCCAATCTGCTGCCTATGCCGGGGGCTTCGAGACTCCGGAATATGCGAACCAATCGGCGGGCGAAGCAGCGACCACGGAAGGGCAGATCTTCAGGGTGCCCCTGGGCACTTCGCCGCAAACCTTCAATTGGTATAGGCGCTTGTCCATTGGATCAGAGCTTGTCTCGCCCTTAGTGTCTAATTCGTTGCTCACGACAACGACTGTTTTTGCGAGCGTGGCGGGCGAGGTCGGCGTCATCAATCCATTTTACCCGGTCGGCGACGTGCGGCGCTATGGGGTGTTTCCGGACGGTGTGACCAATTGGGAAGGGTCTTTCCCTACCCGTATCGCTAACATCTTTCAGAACAGTATTAACTCGCTGATCTTCGTCCGGTGGCCGCGCGGGCTTTACAATACAGGCATCAACCTCACGCCGACTTATAACGGGAGCCGGATGCATTTCGACCATGCGGTGTTCTCTAACATCGTGCATATAATCCGCGATGGAGCAACGCGCGTCCAAGATGTCCACTGGTCGGGCGCGATCTATTCGTATGACCGGCTCGGCATTGACAGCGGGACCAACATCATCCTCCCAGAATATGTTGGGTTGTTGCAAAATGCTGCAATAAATCCGCAAGGCACGGGCAATCGAGGAGTGCATTTCCTAGCTTGCGAAAATGTGTCGTGGGGGCTCATTGATGTTTTTGATACAGGCGCGACCTCGGCTGTGCTCCCTGGTGCGCAGACCATTTGGTCAGGGTTCACGATCCAGTCGCAGGCACGCAAGGGTTTCCGGGGCGCGGTGCGGGTGCGCAATGCCAGTGGGCATGGCTGCTACATTAACGGCCTTGATCTTGACCTTGACATCCGGGTTGAAGGTTACGGCAATTCGGCGATTGATTTGGCCACCACGCTCGAAGGAGCGGACAGCGAGGCGCAATCCGAACTAGGTTGCGGCGTCTGGTTGAATCGCTGCACTGGTAAGGTCGCGCTGCATGTCGATCAGGTCAACGCATCGCCTGTTAGCGATATTTATACGATTTTATTTGACGAGACGGGTGTATCCACTGTTGCCGATAGTCGGCACAAGCCGCTGGAAGTGACCTCGCTTTACGCGACGGTGGGCAACGGCAATCGCGGCGTGTGTGTCGGCGAAGCACTGGCCCCCAGTATCAATGCTCACGTCGCATTCAACTGCCAGCCCGATATTCGCTTGCGGGCCTCGGCCCCGACGCTGGCATCAACGTATGCCGGATTTAACGTCCTGCCCCCGAGCACTTCCTCAAGCAGCTATCGCCGGGTCAAGTCAGCGTTGCCGATCACGTTCCATGGCTTTGGAGCCGTTCAGGCGTTCAAGGCAACCACGGCTAGCGGAACGAATGTCTATGTCGAGCTTGACCTTGCAGGGCTGGAAACACCGCTCATGGCTGCGGGTCGCTTTGCGCAGTTCGACGGGACTGCAGGCGTGATGCGCGGGCGAGTGGGTAGCATCCGGCTCTATTATGACGCGGGCTCTACTGCTTCGCCGGTCGTGGACGTGGATAGCTGCGAAGGGCTGCACATTATGGGTGGCGAACTCCGCGCGAACAGTGTGGTCAATACTACCGCTATTCGTTTTGCCAACAATGTTGACTGCACGCTTGAGATACCGGTGGTCTACAACTTCGGCAGGACTACGGATGGGGGTATCGGTCTCACGACAAATAGTCGCTGCACCTTTGGCCCGATCCGCATGGATCGAGCATCAGTTGGGGGGGAGGGCATCCGGTTCATCGGCGATAACTCTGACTGCGTGTTCCAGTCCATCCGGGTGTCAAACTTTGCCGTGGGCCTCGAAAACGGGACGAGCATGGCATTCACCCGTTCGTCTGCCCGTGATTGCGCCGCCACTGGCAACACCGACAATACAGACATCACGCTGGCTGCATTCCCTGCGGCCAACCAGTTCAACTGTACCAATTGGGCGGAATGACATGATCGACACAGAAAGCGACCCGGGCGCTTGGGTTGACGCGATTGCTCATTCCCCCTGCCTGCGGGTGGAGTGGTTTTATCTGGAGAGCGAAGAATGACTGGTCGCGCCGCAACGCAAGCCGAACGTCTCGTGAAGATCGAAACGCTGCTGGAAACAAAGCTCGACGCCATGGCTGAGGACATTCGCGCGATCCGTGCCGATGTTGCGGCTGACAAGGCGGATCTTGCCGCCCTCAAGAACAAGGGTGCGGGCATCCTTATCGGGGTGGGGCTGGCAGGCGGGGCCATCGGTGCAGGTATCAGCAGCCTTTTGGAGTGGGTGCAATGAGGTTTGTTGAGCGTTTCCGTGCGGGCTTCGCGCGGGCAAAGGAGATCGCAGCCGTGGCGAACGTGACGAAGCCGATACCGACGCGTCTAAATGGACTATCCATGAAAGCTGCGAACGAGGCGATCAACGCGCTACCGCCAGTGACGCATCCCGACCACTTCCCCGCCTGCCTCAAGGTGATCTTAAAGCACGAAGGCGGGTATGTGAATCATCCGCGCGACCCAGGGGGCATAACCAATCTCGGCGTGACTAAGCGGGTATGGGAGGAATGGACGCGGCGGCGTGTGACTGAGGCCGAAATGCGCGGCTTGACCCCTGATATGGTCGCGCCGCTCTACCGCAAGAATTATTGGGATAAGGTGCGCGGGGCTGATCTTGCACCGGGTCTTGACCTGCACGTGTTCGACTTTGCCGTGAACGCAGGGCCAGCTCGCGCAATGCGCTATCTGCAAATGATGATCGGCGCGGTCCCTGACAGCAAGATCGGCCCCGCAAGCCTCAAGTCGCTGTCAAAATATATCGACGCCCACGGCATCCGGCGGGCGATCCTTCGCTATGCCGAACTGCGCGAGGGATATTACCGGGAACTCCCCACCTTCAAGACCTTCGGCAAGGGCTGGTTGCGCCGGGTGCGCGAAGTGACTGATGCGGCATTGGAGATGGGCGCATGAACCTCCCCGACATCACCACGCCGGACGGGCGTAGGGCCTGGGCATTCGCTGCCATTGTGGGCGGCTGCATGGCCTTCACCGCGCTGATTACGTGGTCCGTTTGGATGCTGCGCGGCCATCCTGACTTTCTGTTCTACCTCGCCCTTGCGGCGCACGTTCAAGTGTTTGTCGGCATGACGGCGCTGGGCTGGGCCATGGGCCGCCGCCTTGTCGCCAGCGCCACCCGTGACGGGCTTTCAATTGATGATGGAGGATCGAAAGAATGATTGGATTTGCACTTAAAGCCCATGGCCTTCTCAAGCGTGTGCCTTGGCCAGTCTATGCCGCTCTCGCGCTTCTCGCGGTGTGGGCATGGGATCGGATCTCATACGGCAACCGCCGCTATGATGCGGGCCGCGCCGCTGTAGTGGCAGAACTGAAGCAGGCGCAAGCCAAGGTCATGAAAAGGGCGGCTGCCGCGATTGCGGCGGCTGATGATGCTGGTGCCAAACGCGCCGAAGTTGAGACCAAGGTGCTTAGCGGCCAGATCAAGAAGATCGAACAAGCGGAGGCCAAGAATGAAAATCCCCTCGACGCTCTGTTTTAGCGCCCTCGCCCTTGCCGGGTGTTCGCAGCGCGAGGCGATCAATGTGGGTGCGCCGCCCCCGCCGCCTGACTATCTGGTGTGCGAGGAATTGCCCCCCAAGCCCGATTTGAAGCCGCTGGAAGCATTCACGCTGCCGGATGGGCGCACTGCCTACCTGAAGGCAGACGTTGACGCTAGGGACGGCCATATCGCCCGCTACGTGGTCGCGGTGCGTGGTGCGTGGTTCTCATGCTCAAACCAGCTTGGGAAGGTTCGGGATTACTACGGCAGCGCCGAGGAGCGGTGAGGCCCCCATCCATAGCTGACAGGTGATTGATGGCTAATCCAGGCTTGTCGCAAGATGAGATGCTAGAAGCCCTACGCCTCGTCAGCGAGTATGGCAGCATAACCGAAGCCGCGCGGCACATCGGGATGCGCAGGGAAACCCTTCAAGGGCGGGTCAACAAGGCGAGGGATGCTATTGCACGGGGCGCGCTTGATGTGGACCTCGCTACCCGCGTGCCCGAAGGTCACAAGGTCAAAGGTGTTTCGACGCTCTATGACGCCGATGGCGGGGTTAGGGCGCAATGGGTCAAAACGGACATTGACACACAAAGGGTTGAACAAGCCTTTGCCAGCGCGATCACCGACCTTTGCGACCGCATCCCGCCTGTGCCTGCGATCCCGCCGCCAGCTTCTTTCGATACCGAACTGTTGAACGTCATTCCAATGGGCGATCCCCATTTTGGCCTACGCACATGGAAACCCGAGACCGGTGAGGACTTCGATCTAGGCAAGGCAGAGGAAGTGACATTTGGTGCGGTTGACAAACTAGTTTCCCGCGCACCGCCTGCCGGTGTTGGCTTGCTTCTCAATCTAGGCGACTACTTCCACGCCGACGATAGCAGCAACCGAACGCCGCGCAGCGGGCACGAGCTTGACGTTGACGGACGATTCCAAAAGATCGCTAGCGTCGGCTTCAGAGCGATGTTGCGCTGTATCGAGCGGATGCTCGAAACGCACGAACGGGTGATCGTTCGCAACAACCCCGGCAACCACGACCCGCACCAGGCGCTGATGCTTAACATTGCCGTGGGTGCGCGCTTCCACGACAACCCTCGCGTATATGTCAATCCCTCGCCGTGCAGCTTCTACTACTATCGCTTCGGAAAGGTGCTGATCGGCTCGACGCATGGCGATGGGGCAAAGATGGCCGACTTGCCGCTCATCATGGCGGCTGACGTTCCGCAGGAATGGGCGGCGGCTGAGTTTCGCGTGTGGCATGTGGGGCACTTCCACCACAACCAGCGACTAGGTCAAAAAGACCTAACTGGCTGCGAAGTCGAGACGCACCGAACGCTTGCCGCTGGCGACGCGTGGCACCGTCATCAAGGCTACCGCGCTTTGCGGGACATGAAGGTCATCAGCTATCACCGCGAATATGGCGAGGACTTGCGCATCCGTTGTGGTGTCGAAAGGCTTGCTGCATGACTGCTGCCGAAGCCCTCCGCCGCGCCGCTGATGCGGTCAATGATTGCGCGATAGGCGAGCGCAAGGAACGCGTGATCCGGCTTCTCGCCCTGCACGTTATCCGTGTGTGCGGGGAAGGCGAGAACGCCGAGGAAGCGCGGCTGTTGTGCGAGTTGCTGGGGGAGAAAAGTTTAGGGGTTTATCCCCTTGGCATACGTGATTGACTCAAGCTGTTGAGTTCGCATAGCATCCTTGCGTATTGGAGGGGCGCATGGACCAATCAGCACCTTTAAGTCTCTATCTGGACCTTGAGAAAGGGCACATTGCTGACATTGAGGTTGTGTCACGGGCTGCTATTGCTTGGTCACAGGCAGTCAAAGAGCTGGCTTATATCGCCGATCCGTCAATCGAGGTTCGCGTCGAGTTGTTAAATGGCACCGAAGGCAGTCTAAGTCTTAACTCGATAGTGAGGGTGATAAAGCAAACTGCTGCAAATAACCCAAAGCTGACTACGGTTATAATCACTTGCTTGACTTGGTTCGCACTTGAAACAAGCTCCTACACCTTGGCGAAGATATACGATTACCTACTAAGCGATGATGCTCCCGCCGAAGCTCGCAGCCTGTCCGACAGCGAGCGAACCGCTGTCGCTGAAGAGGTTGTGCGGATCGTTCGAGAGCAGACCGCGCGACAAGAGCGTGAGGCCATTTTCCGTGAGCTAGCACGTGACCCAAAAATTCGAGGTGTCGGCGTCACCACTCGGCCAGGCCAGCGACCGGCAATTGTTGTGCCGCGCTCCGAGTTTCAGGCGCGCTCTGGCCAAACGGCCAAGATAGACATTCAGGATGCCAAGCGTCGAAGCACGACAGAGATCGCGCAAGTGACCCTCGTTAGCCCTATCTTGAAGGATGCTGAGCGGCGATGGCGTTTCCAGATTGGTGCCCTGCCAGAATTTGGGGCGACCATGAAGGACCACGAATTTCTTGAGGGCGTGGCGAAGGGTGATATCTCCATCCCGCTGCGCATCGGCATCGAGATGGAAGTCGAGCTCGAAACCAAAGAAGAGTTAGAGGATCAGCTCTGGGTGGTGAAAGAGCGCAACGTCCTGCGGGTTCTATCCCCCAAACGAGCCAGACATGACTTATTCGCCCCGCAACGCTAGGTAAGCAAAAGCGCATATCGACGCAAATAGGATAATCGCACCGACAGACCATGCAGCCCCGACGTCCAACTCCTTCATAGCCGAAAGGCCCAACAATACCGCGAGGGCGGTAAGGGCTACCTGCCCCTTTACGGATAATTTTTGGCGCTTCATCATCCTGCGTCGATGATGCTTTGGCGGCAGACTGCGTAAAACATGAGTCATATCAAACACTTGAATCACAAGGGATTTTGCGGTGTCAGAGAGTAACATGACGCTTCGAGAAGCGCGAGCGAAAAAAAATATCTCAGGATTTGTCCGGTGCCACGAAGGCGAGATCGGTGACGCAGACGCGTTCGATCTCACTCTGCGGGCAATGGCCGGAACGTCGAAAGAAGCTCCGGCAGCATCGTCTCCGGACGGTTCCGGCGATTGAAGCGATACTCGAATTCCTTGACGTAGCGGGCAAGGTGTTTGGGGCTGACGCTGGTGTGCGTCCCGCCGATTGACCGCTTCAAGTGGCTCCAAAAGCTTTCGATGGCATTGACGGTCACGCCTTCATCCGAGACCCATTCTTCGCGTCTGTGGTTCACTTGCTTGTGCCAATAGCCGTTGTTTTCGCCAAGCTCGCCGTAGCTCGACAGTTCGTCCGTATGGATTTCGCTGTAAGGGCGCACGTTCTTCAAAATCTCTGGCACCAGCGTGTTGCTCCGGCGATCAGCAACCACCTTTGCAACCAATTCGCCACGCTTTTCGAGCATCCCGAACACCACGGCCTTTCCTTTGCCGCCCTTTCCGCCGCGCCGATAACCGCCAACGAAGGTTTCATCGATCTGCACGGTCTTGAACGGGCCACCTAACGGACGATCACCGTCAACGTCAGCCAT